AGACTGTTCATCGTGGTCCCCCAATGGGTTGAGCCGTGCAGTCGTTCGGCATTCTGTATAGCACGTAAATATTTACACCCGAAGGAAACGTTTTGGTCAATTTAAGAACCACGACCCCAAAAACTAAACGTCCCGAGGCATACGCCTACGAGGGTGCCACTGCGCGGGATTCAGTGTCACCTTGGAACGTCTATAAAATTCCTCAATAGCCAACTGCTCTGGCGGGGTATAACCATACGCGAGCCAAAAGCTATAACGTGTCCTTGGGTGGACGTCGGAGTAGGTGCGTTTCATGTCACGAGACATGGTCCGCACCCCCCACGACTGCCCATCCACTACCGACGCGTGATGCGCACCGGCGCGGAGATAAGCGGCATAAAAATCCTGGAAGATCGGAATGCCACCAGTGGCCGCCATGCCTCCGGTGCCTACAGCATGCAACCAACCCCGAAAAAGGGGAGTGGTGGCATAAGGCTGCAGACACATTGAATCTTTGGCGATGGCGTAATGCGGATGACGCACCATAACGTAATGGTGTGCCGCAGGCCCCACCCAAACAGGGTGGGACTGGCAAAACTCCAGAGCCTCAAAATCATAGGCTGGCGGTTCCAACTCCATCGAGAAACCCATGCCCAAAAACCAGGCATCAAGTCCCTTAGAGAACCGTGGGAGGTCACGTCGTTCCATAAAAACGACGCAATCATCCCCATTGTTGGCCAATTGGACTCGCACCCCACAGAAACTGGAGTAAGCGAACACCATAAGGCACATCAATAAACAGTTCCCCAAGCCGGTATTCATATCACCCGACATGCGACCACCATCAGTCTTATACTTAAGGCGACCGTCAGCGGTGTAACCCGTACACACGTTACGCAATTGCTGGCGGAGGAGTGCAGCGAGTTTACGACGGTGTCTACGACTCTTGAAACACAGTAAATAAATGCTGTGCTCAAGCATCAGAGCATACCTCGAAACGTGCTGGTCGAAACGACGTGCATCCATGCCGACAGCGACCGGATCAAGGAAATCGGCCCACTTGGCATGCATGCACTCCCCCACACTCGCAGCGTTCATACCTTTCATCACAGTTGGCTGCCCATACATACGGCCTATTGCCTTATAGAGCCGCTCCTCGATCGGCCGCAAAAACCGACCGAGTTCGACGTTGTACCGCGGGTCGCGTGGGCTAATAACCCGTGGTACTGGGTCCGTCTTACGAGTAAAATCCGTCTTCTCGTACTTGACGAACACCTTGACATGGCTATCTCTCGGTTGTAAGCTCACCCTCAGTAAGCTCTCGAAAGCACGCTGATACACCTTCCTCTTGGGACCCCGGAAAGTCGAGATAAACTCGGCATAACTCAACGGGGCGGCAAGTGGCAGGTGTGGAGCCAGCGCATCCATGGCTGAAGACAGAGCAGCCTGGAAATGACCACGTCTTGGTCGAGGGGGTGCCTGGAACTGGCCATTATGCTTAACATAAAAAACCCTTTCCTTAACAGCCCTCTCCAGCGTGTCTAGATCATTCCGGTAACCGTACAACAAAACAGGGGGGGATAAACCCCCTACACGCAACATCTTACGGTTCCGTACATCACCCCACCTCCGCACAACCTGCAGGTGAGGATGGTCCGGCGCAAGCGAGCGCCCAGATCCCACCCCAGGTATGGAGGCAAGGCCCCCCTAAAGGTCAGGAGTAATGGAGACCCAATTCCACCACCCGGTGAAAAGAGTTTCCCTATTGCAACGAGCCGCCCAACTCCAAGTGGAGATAAGGCGGTCCATCTTAACAGCCGTGGTTGAGCGAACGTAGCTAAGCTCAACAGCCTCATCAATGATATGAGCACGGTCACACCTGCGAACCCGGGGGTAATTGTCAAGGTGATCTCTAAGGAATTTCCGTGTGACCAAAACGTCCGCTTCGGTGCGCGGTCGGTGCCCAAACTGGCAATACCCAACCAAACCGAGAGCGCGGGCGAAATCACCACGCGGGCGTCCCCTAAAACGCGGAACTGGGTGCGGGGGTTCATCCTCCCCCCGCAGTTCATTGTCACCATCTATCATACTAACTACCTCCTCAATGGAATCGACGTGACCGTCGACACCACCGATGGCACGAGTGGCAGCTATTTCATCGGAAAAAGAGCAATACAATTTATAACCAAGGACGGCGGACGTAACTACAGCGGTGGTTGCAGCCACGCAGGCAGTGGCAAATGCGTACCTGCGTGTCGCGCGTTGAATCTTGGTTAAATTAATCTTGTACTTCATTGTATGGTGGTGGTGGATCGATTAGCGCCAGCTCATCCGGCTCGTCCGGGCCGAATGGAGCAGCAAACGGCGCAAACTCGAGTTCATCCACAGCGATGGCGCCGCCGAAAGAACGGACCAAGTCATCTAACATCGAATCAGGCATTGACTCAAAAGAGTTAATGACGTCATCAAAGGTGGAATCAGGTCGAGCTGCAAGTCTGCTCATTGCCTCACGGGCCGCCCGCAAGTCCTCCAGGTTGGTGTGAAGTCTAGCCCAGGAGTTGTCATGAACAACACCCATGGGATACCCTGCGGTATCCTCGACATACTGAAAATCAATCAACCGACGCTGGGTGCAAACAGGACAAACGCAGATTTGGCCGTGGTTGATATTGTAAACCAAAGGACGTGGCAAACAATTGAGACAACCAACACAGCGACAGAACCGGGGGTGATACGCCCGCCCACCATTGAAATAAACCGGTGCTCGGATATGGTCAGACGCGGAACGCAACTGACAAGCATAACACTTGAGACACTCACAATGGTGGACGTCATCACGAAGGCTAACGTCGAACGCGCGGCCGACCATAAGGGTCGGGCCGCACCGACGTATAGCACAACAAGAGTG